GAGACAATAAGTAGAAGGCATCCTTGTCTGAATATACAGCCTTGATATTAACTGCAGTCTCAGAATTTAAATCCTCTACCAAAGCATCCTTAACATTCAAGCTTAACTCCCTCATTGGAGCTGACTTTTCTTGAATGGTACGCATCAATGAACGTACACCTGTGTCTGTTAGGAAGACAATATCACTACCAGTCTTAACTACTGAGTCTCTAGCAAAGCATCCAATACCTGTTATAGAATCAGATAGTGTAAGGTTATTAGGGTCTGTAGCGTTAGAATATATCAATATCTGTCTACGACCAAAGATAATTAAGAAGCCATTATGTGCAGCCAGTGCTGTAATCTCATCAGCTCCTGCGGGCCACACCTGAGATACATCCAATGTACCAGCTGTACCTGTACTTAATACATGACCTGCTAAGAGGTCTGAGAACTGTACAATACTCTTATTGGTACTGTTATTAGCACTCCATGTACGGCCATAGGCACTGATAACACAGTTATTACTAGATACTGTAGCTACATAGCCAGTCTTCTCAGAGATACGCTTATAAGTACTTGAGCTAGTTGCTGGGTCAAACACCAGAGGATCATGTCCAGCTTGGTACAGGTATAAGCATCCATTCAACGGAGCCATCTGCCAGTGGTCAGCTGTAATTGTAGGAGCTGTACCACCACCTCCGTAGGTTAACTCAGATAGTGTTGTACCTACTAACTTAAATAGTTTATTGTTACCTGTAGCTACAATGTAAGAGTTACCAGCATTATCAATTAACTCACCAATAGCTTTTACATAGTAACCTGTTAAAGCTGCTAAGGAAGAGTGAGCTGCTGACCATCCCTTCCTAGCACCAATACGTCCGAACCTGTCAATGACACAGTTCTGAGCAACAGTTGCAAACCCATTGTCTAGATTGACAGATGAGTCTTGCAAGTTCAATCCCATGAAGCCGGGAGCTTGAACTGTTGTTGTTAGCAGTTGTTCAGCCATTTACACAGCACTCCAAACTACTGAGTCTTCATAACGATTTCTCTCCAAGGCAATAGCATCTGCTAAGGCTAATCTGTACATCAGGTAAGCTTCAGATGATGTTACACCTGAGTCTTCACCTCGCTCAGCAATAGCTTTAGAGTATGCCAACAGAGGAGGCAAGTGAGAGGGTATCAAGAGAGTATCTGAGTCATTCACTAGATCCACTGTAGGGATAGTCAGCTCAAACCTCAATGAATACACACCATCAGGATTAGGGTATAAATCTACCTTAGTATCACCATTACTGTCTACACCATTATAAGCATAGTATGTTGGTGATGCTGGTGTTGATGTACCTAAGTAGTACATACGGTTAAGCCAGTCACGATTAACTGCTTGCATTGAGAAGTCATCAGTGTCGTTAAGTACATCACTGGTGGTGAATCTTTGACCTGAACCTGTGAGAGTATAGTTACGAGTGTTAGCCACAGTTGTAACTACAATGGTATTGCTTAAAGCATTCCAGTCATGGGAATCTTCAATCTCACGCTTAGAGTCATTAATCCAGATACCTACAAGCCTAGAATAATCAGTATCATTTACAGCAGTAACAGTAGGCTCACGCAAGCGTCTGAGCACATTGTTCACAACGTCTAAATACGTAGCCATTTATATGTCCTTTACTTCTTATTTCTACCAGTTTTTCTCTTAGCTCTATCAGCTTCACTCAGGGCAATCGCAACTGCTTGAGTTCTGGACTTCACCACAGGGCCACCTTTACCACTGTGGAGAGTACCTTCTTTGTACTCACCCATAACCTTCTTCATCTTATTCTTAGCAGTACGTTGACCACGCATAGGCATATTCATATTACTTAACTCCATTAAATCTATTGTCAATAGCTAACCAAATAGCTCCGAAGAAAGCACCTATAATAATGATAGGCTTCACAGCTTTAGCGATCCACTCAAGTACTAGGAAAGCACCTGAGGCAGCGTTAAAGGCTTTGATTACGTGTTCCGTATTCTTCTCTATGTTGTCTACTTTGGACTCTACAGCCAGTAAACGCTCATAGATGTGTTTGTGAGTGACTGGCTCGTCTACCATGTTGATTACTCAGCAGATGTCCAAGGTGTGCCAGTAGCAGTAACAGGGTTCTTCTGCAAAGCAATATTAGCCGCCAGAGCATCTTCTGTGGCTTGTTTATCAACACCATTAGCCCACACCCAACCAAGCACTGTGTCTTGTGTCAGGTCTGCATAGGGAATCGTTGGTGTGCCATCAGCCCATGAGCAAGTTGAGTAGATAGAGGCTGTGTATTCTCCATCTACTGCCGTGGCTTGCCAGTGGGCGCAAAAAACATACCCATTGGCTACTTCATAGTTTGTTTCTGAAACTGTCCAGTTATACGAGATTGACATAATTTTCCTTTTTTAAATTCCAAGGTAATGCTGATGAATGAACTGAAACATTGTCCACAGACATAGAACCAATTTCAGTTCCAATTTTTGCTTGTTTAGAACAATTAAATTTTGCTGTTGTAATTCTCATATTCCAAGGCACATGAAGACCACTAACAGTTTTGCCACGCAAAGGAACAATGTGGTCAACATGAAGTTTTACACCAAAGTCCACTTGCATTTTTCTTTTGGATTCATAAATATTGAATATCCAATTTTGTATTTCTTGATTATCTCTATAAATGTTTCTACTGCGAAGTATTTTTCTAGCGGTAATGTCTTTTTTTGCGTTTGACTTTTTTCTTGATTTAACAGCACATTCGGCACAAGACCTATTGCAAACATATCGTTTTGTATTTCCGCAAGTAGTGCATAAACTGCCTGTGTAATACATTGCACCACTATTTCTTGCTGCTTCTTGTGCAATTCGTTCTGGTGAATTATCTGGTCTTTTAACACCTTGTCTAGATGCATACATACAGCATCTAGGATTCCTACCTTGTAAATGAACAGTAGGCGAAACACTGTAATCACCATGCTCAGGACAAGTAACAACAATACTTGACAGTTTGCCTTGATAGACAACTTTGTCATAGTTAAATCTATTGCCATGAACCTTAACGGCATTGGCAATAAACTTTTCAGTTGTTAGCTTCTTGGTCATTTATTTATGTGCTGTTATTACAAACCCGTTTGAGGTTTCACGCTCAAGTGTTGAGATAGTCCAAGTAGTAGTCATACTGTTTCCTCTGTGTTTAAAACTTCTTTGATAGCCGTTCCTGCTTGCAACAACAAATATTGTGCGTATTCGTGTTTGTATTTCATGGTCAGTTGCTTTTTAAGGCAAGCATCTGCGTACTCCATTGCTTCTAGCGCAAGTTTTAAGGCTTCATCTTTACTCATGTCAGTCCTTAAAGATTAGCGGCAGAAAGACGCTGACGTAGTGATTCAATCATTGCTTGTTGTTCTTGCATTGCCTTGACTAATGTAGGAATCAAATTGGCATTAACTGCTTTGTAAGGTTCTTCACCTTCAGGAGCAGGGTCTTTCCATTCTTCAATCATGTCAGGCAATACTGTCTCAAACTCTTGGGCAATAAAACCACGAGCGTTTTTAATGTTTGCGCCCTTGCCTTCTTTCCAATCAAATTTACGAGGCTTTAATGCCATCACAGTTGCAAGACCATCATCTAAATCACGTATGTTTTCTTTTAGACGTTGGTCAGAGATGGCAGTTATGGTTGTGTTTGTGGCTGAAATAGTGCCCCCCATACCCACATAGAAACGATATGCTCCAGCACCTGTTGAATATAAAAGATAAGAAGTGGTAGCGTTAGTTGATGCAGTTAATGTGCTTGAAATATATGGGTCTGTTGCACCATACATAAGTCTTGAACCAATAGTTGTAGTTACATCACTTGTAGTATTTACTAATAAATTCCCACTTGCATCCAGAGTCATCGCCTGAGTAAAGGTGATAGCGTTTCCTGCTGTGCCTGATGGGGCGTTGTACCAACGATGTTGACCAGAGGCTTGCTGATAGTTAGTTGCGGCAACGCTGGTTGCAATGTAGCGGAAATCGCCTGTGCCGTAATAAGCATTGTGAATAAGCCGTGTTTCAGAATCAGCGCCAAACAACAATCCTCGTTTAATTTGAAGGACTGGGCCACCAGAGCCAGTGGCATCCCAAGCACTCGGAGTAACTCCCAAGCCAAGATTGCCTGAGGAGTTAAGGCGTAAACCCTCAGTAGGGTCACCACTTGCATTAGAGGGGGCAAACACAAAAGATTGCTGACGACCTGTTGCAGATTCTCTAAGTGCCGTAATTATTCCGTTGCCGTTGTAAGTTCCATCCGCATATCTAAACAAAATCGGCACTAATTGATTTGCAGTAGCAGTTCCAGTATTTACACCACTAAAGACTATATTATCATTTGTAAAACTTGTAATTGATGTGCTTGTACTTGAGATTGATGAGGTAACTTTGTAAGCAGGCGAACTTGTACCAATACCTACATTGATTCCACTAGCCGTATAAAGGCTTGAGGATGTGAGGCGCATTGCTTCTGCGTTGTTAATGCCAAAGACAAAAGGTGTGTTGCCTGTGTTCACTAACTCAGTAGCAAGTGAGTTTGCAGAGTCTGTAACAAACTGAGTCACAAACTGATTACCGCTAACACCTGAAAAAGCCGTACCACTCCACCTTATTCCAGAAAGTGTTGTGCCACCAACGCCATCAAGTCCTAACGATGTGCCAACAGTATTAGTGTTTGACCCACCAGTGGCTATGTTTACACCTGCACCAATAAGTGAAACTGTTGCTGCACCAATTGAAACACCTAACTTTGTTCCGTTAAAACTTAGCGCAGACCCAGTAGCCAATGCACTAGAACTAGATGCGTAAACCACACCGCCTGATGTGAATGATGAAAGGTTTGTACCGCCGTTAGCTGTGGGTAATACGCCAGTGACTTGGCTTGTCAGACTCACACCCGACAACGTACCACCCAATGTCAGATTTCCAGATGTAGTAACTGTTCCTGTTAAAGTCAATCCATTGACAGTTCCTGTGCCTCCAACGCTGGTTACTGTGCCAGTGTTGGTTGTGTAGCCACTAGGATTGCTTGCTGCATAAGCACCTAACGATGTCAATGCACCTCCAGCCGTTGTTGCTCCTGTACCACCAGAAGCTATTGCCAAGGTTGAAGACAACCCTGCCGCTGTACCTGTGGTGTTTTGATTGAATGTAGGCCAAGTAAATGTGCCTGTGCTGAAGTTACCTGAAGTTGGTGTGCCTAGTATGGGGGCTACAAGAGTAGGAGTATTGGCAAACACCAGAGCACCAGTACCAGTTTCATCTGTGACAGCTGCAAGCAAGTTAGCACTAGAAGGTGTACCTAAGAATGTA